GTTGACAAACTACAAAATACGTGCTATAATATAGTTACAGTAAAAGAAAAGAGGTATTAAAAAATGACAGTATTAGAATTTATTAAAAAGGTAGAAAACGCAGACAATTGGAACGATATAGAAGTTGAAGAATACAAAGAGTATTTATCAATATATGGTATTGATTATGATAAATACGATTGTCCAGACTTTATGTGGGCTGATTTTTTAGCAGTTGTTGAGGCTGAATTGATTAACTATATAAAAAATAATTCTGAATATAACTATTATTATAATGATACAGAATGTGAACATAAATTTTCAAATGAAAATGAAGTAATATCAGTAATTGATTATTATAATAATAAAGTTAAAGTAATAGATGAGTTGGAAGAAATAAAAAATATAATTTGTGATTAAAAATAAAATAGCTTGTCAATACATAAATAAAATAATAAAAAAGTGTTGACAAGCTAACAAAAAGATGATATAATATAGTTATAATAAAAGAAAAGAGGTATAGGAATGTTTAATAATTTAAATGATAGAATGGTAACAGTAGTTAAAAATAAGATTGCAGAATGTTATAGAATAATAGATATAACATCATTACAAAAGGGAGAAGATAAGGAAGAAGTTAATGCAATAAATCTTGATTTAAGTAGAAAATTTTTTGCTGATGTAATACTAAAATTTGAAAATGATATGTTTGATTACTTTAATACAAATTATCAAACAAATGTTAGGTTTGGCTATGAAATTATTAGAAAAAATCATTTATTTAATGCTGTTGGTGATGATGCTATTGAATTAGATGATATTAAAAACAAGGGATACAGATATTTTTTACCTTATTGTCCAACAATAAAATTATTTGAATTTTATAATATGATTGATGATTTTATAGATAGATTATAATATACGGTGTTATAAATGATAGATAAATATTATTATATTTCTAGTTTTCATAGTTTTTTACAAATTAGAAGGTATTACAAAGTAAAAATTATAGAAATTGTAGATAGTGATTTTATGATGTTTAAAACTGATAAAAATATAAATGAAGATGATTTGATAAGATTTAAAGTTAGAATATTTGATATGAAAAGATTATTAAAAGAGGTATTAAGAGATGAACAATAAAAATGATTTTAAAGATGATGTTTGGTGTGGTATAAAAAGAGAACGCCAAGAAAAAATAAAAAAGGTAAAATTAAAAAAAGATAATTATAATACTATAAATAGAATGTTGATAATTATAAACAATTTTATTAGATTATTATTGTTAATAAATTTACTTGTTATTTCATCAAAATTTTTATAAAAAACACTTGACAAACTATAAATTTTGATGTATAATATAAGTATAAAAGATGAGGGGAGGTAAAAAGGTGTCAAAGGAATATAAAATAATTACTAAACAAGAAATAAAAGAACTTGACCTAGATGATATCAAAAATGAAAATTCTGATAACTTAGTATCTTATGTATTTGATGATAATAAGTTGGTTTATGGTCTTGATAAATTTGGTAACATTTATTATCCATTTTCAAGTTGTTCGGGAATATCAACAAGACAATATATTAATAAACTTGGACAACAAGGTCGATTATTATGGATAAAAAGGACTACACACGATGTATAGAGTTAATATTAGAATATATTGATAAATACTGTAACGATAAGATAAAATATTATAGTGTTAAAGTTAGAGCAATGGTAAATAATAATAATTTACAATACTTCGAAGAACAATTTATAGTATATTTCCTAAACAAATTCAATGGTGTATTATCTTTTAAGGTTAAATTATTTTTAAAAAATTGTAACTTTAACGACTATGAAGAATATTACAAGTTATGGGATAGTATCAAATATTTGAGAACGGAAGAAAAGATAATAAAAAAAATAGCTAATTATAAAAAATAATTAGCTATATGATGAACAAAAAGCTTTTTAAAATGCGATAGATTAAGTCGCAGTATAAACTATACTACAAGTTAATGTATAATCTTGTACAGTTTATAGATTAAAAACGTCAATTTGTTCTATAACTATTATAACATATTTAAATTTAAAAAACAATGGAGGATAAATAATGAATAGTGTACAATTAATAGGTAGATTTGTTAGGGATATTGATATTAAAAGTGTTAATGAAAAAACAGTAGTTGCTAATTTTAGTTTAGCTGTAAATGGATATGGAGATAAAACAGATTTCATAAATTGTGTTGCTTTTAACAAAACGGCTGAAAATTTAGCAAAATATACTAAAAAGGGAGATATTATAGGAATTACTGGAAGTATTAATACTGGAAGTTACGAAAACAAAAAAGGTGATAAAGTATATACTACTGATGTTTTAGTAAATAATTTCACTTTTTTACCAAATCCTAGAAAAGAAGAAAAACAAGAACAAGACAAACCATTTGGTAGATATTAATGATGAACAAAAAGAAAAGCAGGGGGGCAATGATTGCCTCCTTGACTACTCAAAGACGAAATCTTTTAAGAGGTGGAGCAAATAAAAACGAAGTTAACAAACTTTATAGATTGTCTAATACTTCAAGTTTTTCTAATCTTAACGATAAAGAGTTAACAAGTTTATATAATGAGATAAAAAGCTATGGTAAATTATCGGTTATGCACGATGTACCCTACTCACTCGATAGCAAAGATGGATTGATACGTTCTTCTACTTATGAAGAAAACGCTCAAAGATATAGAGATTATAAAAAACGTGTTCGTGGTATAACATCAACTGTTGAAGAAAATGTATCTATAAATAAAGCTAAAAATTATATTATGATGAAATATAATACAAATCGTGATATACATTTGGAAGAATTAGAAACTGCTAAAAGATTTCAAGCTAAAATTTTTGAGAATTTAACATATGTAATCAAACATAATAAGCATACAAGTGCTGAAGAGAAAAAAGAATATAATAAATTAGTCAAAAAATTTAACTCTTTAAGTCCTGAACAGTTTTTGAAATTTTATTACTCTACTAAAGAGGATAAGATTAACTATGATGAACTTGTCAAAGACTCACCAAAAACATTAAATATGTTAACAAAAGTAACACACGATAATGAACAAGCAGATTTATTAACAGTTGCTAATAATAGATTAGTAGATATTGATAAAGAGTTATCAGATTTTACAAAAACTGATAGAATTTTTGGAGATAGGAAGTAATGAGCAAATTTTCAACAGTAACATCAAGAAAAAGTAAAAAAAGAAATAATTCTGAATTTTATTTGTTAGCAGCAGATTTTGAAACAACTACAATTTTTGAAAAAAATCTTGATAAAGATATTAACAATAAAAAACTTGTTACGTGGTTAAATTGCTTTGTGGATATTAGAAAATGTTACGATATGGAAGAATACAGAATTTCAACAAGTACGGAGGAATTTTTTAGTCAAGTACATAATCAGATTGAACAACAAGATAATCACGATGTAATTATATATTTTCACAATTTAAAGTTTGACGGAAGTTATATTTTAAATTACTTTAATTCAATTGGGCAAAAATTTTCAACATTTATTAATGATATGGGACAATGGTATTCAATAGAATATAATTATAAAGATTATAAAATAGTAATAAGAGATAGTTTGAAAATATTAAATTTTTCTATAAAACAAATTGGTAAAGATATGCTTAAAACAGTTGAAAAGGGTGTAACACCTTTAACGGAAGAAAAAATACCTTTAGATATTTGTTATCAAAAAGGTTATGTTGATTATGTAATTCGTGATGTTGAGATTTTAGCAAAAGCTTTGAATAAAATGATTTTTGAACAACATTTTGAAAAATTTACTGCAAGTAGTCAAGCACTTGCAACATATAAAGAGATAATCGGATTTGATAGTTTTAGATGGTTATTTCCAGTTTTAAAAAATGATGAAATAATGAGAATGGGTTATCGTGGAGGGTGGACTTATGCAAATCCAGTATTTCAAAATAAAGAAATCAAGGGTAATATAAAGGTTTTTGATAAAAACTCTATGTATCCAGCTATTATGTTAAATTATCCTTTACCTTGTGGATATCCTAGAAAATTAGAATATGATTATACTAAAGATAAAGAAGAAATAATATTTAAAGAGTTTGATAGTTGCTGTTATATTTATAATTTAAATATAGCTTTTGATATAAAAGATAATCACCTACCATCTATTCAAATTAAAGTTGCAAATAAAGAATATTTTAAAGATAATCAATATTTTAAAGATATGATTTTAGCAAATAAAGATAATTTATTTATGTTAAATAAGACACAAAGAGATTATCTAACTACAAGTGGAGGTTTTTATTTTAACATATCTTTAACTAATTATGATTTGGATTTGATAAAAAGACAATATGATTTCAGAATTATGCCAAATTCAAAGGTTATAAAATATGAATTTTCTGCTAAAAAGGGTATGTTTGACACTTATATTAATCATTATAAAGAAAAAAAGATTGAGGGTAAAAAAATAGGTAACGCAGTAATGACACAAGATGCCAAACTAAAACTTAATTCTTTGTATGGTAAATTTGGTACTAAAAAATTGATACAAGAAAAGGAAGTATTTTTTGATGATGATGTACTAAAATTTAAAACTGACTTAGAATTATCAGAAACTAACGGAGTATACGTTCCGTTAGCAATGTTTGTAACAAGTATTGGTCGTTGGGAGATTATAAACAACGCTCAAGATAATTATAATCATTTTTTATATAGTGATACTGATAGTCTACATTTATTAGATGAGGGACAAAAAATTAAATTAAATATTGATGAATATAGATTTGGAGATTGGAAGATTGAAGAAGAGGCAACAAGGGGAAAATATTTAAGAGCAAAACTCTACATTGAAGAATTAATTGACGGAACATTATCAGTCCGTGGAGCAGGAATGACGGAAGAAATAAAAAAACAAGTTACTTTTGATAATTTCAAATTAGGTGCAAGTTTTGAGGGTAAAAAAGCAAGTAAACAAATAAAAGGTGGAGTATTAATATATAATACAACATTTTCAATAAAAGAATGAGGGAACAAATTATCCCTCATATTTTTATTTCTTTACTAAAAATTTATATCTATCTTTAATAAATTCATCTATATTGTCGCTATCTTTAATATGATATGTTGAATAGTTTGTTAAACCATAATTTTTACCCTTAATTTTTCCTAGTTTTTCTTCACCTATAGCAATTATTGTATCACCACTTTTTACCATTCTTCCAAAATCTAAATTAAATTTACAAGGTACTAAAAGTGCTTTGTGAATTTCTGCTATTTTTAACGCTTTGTCTAAATTCTTATCAGTAAATGTGACAACTGTATTTTTCAATTGGTCTTTAATTTCTTTTGTAATTTCCATTTTTTTAACCTCTTTTTTTATATCTTTTTTAAATCCATTTAATCCATTAGATTTTATTATTGTTGGATAATCAATATAACAATAACTTGTATCTACACCACCTTCACTAGTTGATGGTATGCCGTACCACCTCATAGCATTTGTGAACTGGTGCATAGGATAGACTCTTTTATAATTTACATATCTTGACCAATGAGCAATCCAAATATCGTAATTTTTAATGTCGTTATAATTAAAATTTCTATTTAAAAAAGCTCTATTTGTATATATTCCTACATAATTACCTAGTTTTTCAATTTCTTTTAAATATTTTGTAGTATAAAATGTAATTTGTGATTTTGTTAGATTTCTACCTTTAATACTAAAATCTTCAATATCAAAATATATAGGATATTCAAATTGTTTATTTCTTATAGCTTGTTTTGTTAACTCTATTTCAGTATCAATATTTAAATAACTTGCAATATAGCAACCAACGGGAATTCCTACTCTTTTACATTCTCTATAATTATAATCAAATGTTTTATCAATATATCCTCCGTTGTATCCACTTCCCAATCTTAATATTGCAAATTGGACACCACTCTTTTTGGCTTGTTCCCAATTGATTTTTCCGTTATACTTTGATACATCAACACCTATTTTTGCCATTATTTTACCTCCAATAATATATATTTTTCATAAATTTGTTGAACGTGACCATTTCCATTTAAATCTTTATAACAAGTATATAATACATTTATAGCTTTTAATTCATCATTATAAGTGTATCCACGTTCTAGTGCTTTGTCAATACGTGTATCGACTAATTCACCAATTATGATTTTGTTACATTGTTCCTGTAATTCTTGATTGTGAATTACTTTTTTAATTTTATCTATTAGATATTTAATAGCTTTTAATAAACTAACACCAAATATAGCGTATACTATATTATTTATATTTATAATCTTATCTATCATACATTTTTACTTCCTCAAATAATATTGTTTAGTTGTTCCATTACATTATATTTTACCTCAAAACTTGAATAAATGATATCATTTAAATAAAATTTATCTCTTAGCATTTTAGATATAAAGTGACTACGTGATAAATATGTTGACTTATCACTAATCAAATTCTTATCAAATGTAATATTATTTAAATTTTTCTCATATCCATTATCAAAATAAATCATATCTCCAGTTTGGAATATACTGTAAATGTTGTTATTTCCACAATCTATTTGATACAATTTTAATTTACCATTTTTTATCTTTTTAACATTTGAATAATTATTCACTGTGAATTCATTTTCAACGTTACTTTTAAAAATTTGGCTATCTTGCATAATCTTTAAAAGTGGGTTATCGTCTAAACTTTCACGTGATAAGTCAATCGGTTTGTTGGGTGCTATATGAATAACAACTCCGTATTTTTTCAGATAATTATATTCTTTTGTATTCTTGTCGTTATAGTCAAATCGAAAATATGCAAAATATGGATTGTTGGTATTTGTAGCATTTGCTAACATAAATACTTTTACTTTATCTCTTTTTCTAAAAACTGAACTCATAAATTGAAAAAGTAGGTCAACTTCGTTAGGTAAATAACGTAAATTTCTATCCATTTCATCAATCAAAAATTCATCAAATAGAACTGTATCAACTTCATCATATTCACTACCTTTTAGTTTAATTGATGTTGATAAAGATTTCAAGTAAATTATAACTTTATCATTTAATATAATTCTTTTTGAGTTTATTTTTAATTCATTTTCAATATTATTACCCATAAATCGTATTGAGGTTTCGGCTCTACTATTTTTTGTTTCTATTTCCTCAAAATTTTTAAAAACTTGTCGTAAAATTTCAGTAGGGAAAAATTTTTCCTTATCAATTCCTAAAAGTTCACTATCTCTACGTCTTAAATATATACTTTTACTTCCTTTGTAAATAGCTTGTTCAAGCATATATTTTTTAACTGCAAAAGTTTTACCTACACCACGTGCTCCAATAACCATATTTAACATAGAATTATAACTTAATAATTTATCTAGTTTATAATAATTAGTTATCATAATTTTTTACCGTGAAGTCCTTGAATTTCATATCTTGTTTATAATTCCATATTCTAACACCACTTTTAAATAATTCTTCTATAACTGATAAACTTTGTTGTGGTATTTTGTTATTATTTATAACTACTTTGTTCATCTTAATAAAATTGTATTCACTTCGTCCATTTTGTAGAAATCTCCACAAATTAGTTATTTGTTTATTAAGTCTGACACCAAAAAGTCTAAAATAATTATAAGCATTATTTAATGCTATTTTATTACTTATTTTTATATCAAAATATATTCCGTCTAATTTATAACCACCTTGAAAAGCGATATCATTTCCTAATTGTTGTATCGTATTCGGTCTGTTATACATATCACCAAGACTTGCATTATATCCTCTCAAACCTTGTAGGTAATTTAACTTTGATTTGTAATTTGATAAAGTAACACTTGCTAAATTCATATCGTTAACTTGTGACTGTTGCTCTTTTAACATTTGTCCTTTTTCATACCCAAAAATTCCACTCATTAAATTAGCACCAAGCCCAAGAGTACCTCCAAGGATATTTCCCATTCCAATACCCAATAATGAATTAGCAACTCCAAAACCTGTGTTTACTAGATTTTGTGTATTTTGAAAATCAATGTTCGCTAATGAAAATTGATTATTCATTAACGTTCTTTGCGTATTCAAGTTATTTTGTTTGTTAATCATATCGGCATTTTCATTAAAAGTTTGTTTTTGTGCCTCAATTTGATTTTTGTTAGCTTGCATAAAACTTGCAACACTATCAGTTATAATTGGCATACTTCGTGGAGTTTTATCTATAAATCCAGTCTTTATTTCGTTATGTTCTCTTAAATATTTATTATATCTTTTATAATGTTTTCTTTTGTCTTGTTCTGGTTCTATAGTATTTTCTGATTGCTCAATAAAATAATTTTTTAATGTATAATGAACTTGGTTATTATCAGAAATACTTCCTCTAACAACTAGGTAATTATCTTCATTTTTTAAAAACTTAATATCATAGTTATAACTATTTCCATAATTATCACGCATTAAGAGGTCTACAAATTCTGTAGACATTAATTGCGGCTCAAAATTCTTTTCATCTATTAAATAATCTAAGTCTTTTATAACTTCTTTTTTTGCAATTTCTATTAAATTACCAACGTGGAACTCTTGTTCTCTGAACTGGTAACTTCCTTTATAGTGTATAATCTTCATTTATATAACCTCTTTAAATATAAATATTATGCTTTGTCGATTTTATCTGGGAATTGTGGGTTTCTTTTTGCTATTGCTTTATATACTGCATTGATATTATCATAATAACCCTTCCAATATCCCTTGCCCCAAGCGTAACCGTCTAGTGCTTGACAATATGATAACAACGTTGTCTTTCCTTGTACTTTATAAAGGTGAGTAATTAAATAAGTAAAATCATCAAAGAAAACATCAATTGTATCATATTTAACATAATAGCCTCCCTCATTTCTAGGTCGTGGACTGCCTCTGTGTCTTTTGTTTGCATTTTGAGGATTTCCACCTCCGCCGGGATATGTGATACCTCCCCAATTATTTTCGACTTTTGAACGATTTGAGGAATTGCCCCAAAAACTTTCTTCGTAAAGTTGTGCTATTGCAAATGATGGTTTTATATTACGCTTATTACAATAAGCTATTAATTTCTTTAAATTATCGACACTAATATTACCATTTGGCATAGTCAAACCACTTGTTACGTTAACTTTTTGCCAATCTGTATTACCACTTGATTTTGGTACACACTTAAATAAATAAGGGTATGGGTCTGTAGTCGCATTTGTTCCACTGAACGTATGTTCATTAACTGTATTAAGTTGGAAGTGCAAATGTGGTCCAGTACTTCTTCCAGTATTTCCACTAAGTCCTATTTTTTGTCCTTGTTTTACAATATCTCCAACATTAACTAACCTTTTATTCAAGTGACCGTAAACTGATAAATATTTATCACCATTTGTATGTTTGATAACTAATAGATTACCAAAACCTCCTTGGTTAAATTCTGAACGCATTACTATGCCGTCACGAACTGCATAAATCGGCAAATTTTCAACACCTTTTGTGGATAAATCAAGCCCCCAATGTTTAGTATGTCCTCCAACGGAGTAATTCGGGTCAAGATAAGTCGCAGAAATTCGCCATTTACTGCTATCCGTTCCCAAAGGCAATGATGGACAAGAGCCATCGGGATTTGTTGGGTTAATATCGTCAGCTATTTCACTATCACTATCAGAACCAATACCTACTATCTCAAAATAATGATTTGATAAGGCGATAGGTTCTTTGTCTAAAGTTTCACCAAGTCCTAAAAATTTTGTAGTATAAATGTTAACGCAATTATTAACTGCGTTTGTATCTTCTGTAAATGAATTTGTTAATTCGTGAATTAAGTCCTCTAAATTAGTATTTTCAATTGTTACCCCTCCAACTTGAACGGAATATCCGTATCCCTCCTCGGTAATTGGATATAAAAAGTAAGAGTATGGTTTATAAGTACCACTAAAAGTTCCGTCAAATTTTCTTAAACCTAGTTTTGTACCACTTTTCATTACAAAAACAAGCCAAGTTACATTATTATTAAAATAAGTTGTTTTTTTATTTATTTTATAACCTGTGTCAAATCCTTGATTTAAAGGAACAACATTGTTATAATATTGATTATTTCTTTTAATGTGACCTTGCTCTATGATACCACTTATATTATCAAAATCTAGTGACAAGTGATAAGTTTGCCAATAATCTAATTCAAATATAATCTTTGTAGTATTATAATTAATATATTCAATATCAATTACAAACGCATAATACCAAAATCCCTCTTGATTTTTAAATCTAATATAAGTAATAAATTTATTGTCTTCTTTATTACCTCTAATTAATAAATAATTAGTATTTTTTATATATGCTTGTGTAGTTTCTTTTATTTTTGGCGATAATATATGTGTGAAATAATATTCTTGTTCTAAATCATTGTTGAATTTAATAACGTCAAGATTATCAATTGTAAACGGTGTCTTTTCGTATATTTGTAACTCCGTATCTTTTATTTTATTCTCCAAATTTTCCTTGTCCAACAAAAACACCACCTTTTCTAATTCTGCAACTTCCCATATTTGCATTATTTGTGTCTGTAAATTTCATTAATTCTATATCTTGAAAAGCTCCACTTTTTCTAATCTTTAAAAATCCACTTTCAGTATTTAAACTTTTAAAAACTTGACCTTTTCTAATTGCAAATGGTCTAAATTTTTGTGGTTTTGGTGGTGGAGGTGGTAGGATAATTTGTTCTATCTTTAAATAAATAGATTTCGGATATTTTGGATTTGCTCCACTTAAAATAAATCGTACCCATTTTACATTTTCACCAACAGTAAAAGTTTTTGAAAATGATGAACTTTTGCAACCATTTCTCCAAGTTAGTCCACCATTTCCATCTTCTTTGTATAAAAAAGGTAGATACCAATTGTGTGTTAAAACTTTTTCATTTTGTATTACTTTATATTTGCTATCGTCACTTTTGGCGTTTGGGTCGTCACTTGTTGCAATCTCTAAAAACCAATCGTATTTACCACCGTAATTTACATAAGTTTTATCATAAATCGGTTTCGCAGTTTGAAAATTCAAAACAATTGGTGCCAAACTACATTCAAGGGTAACAACTCTATCGTTATTTTTAAAACGGATACCTTTAGCAAATCCACTTTTATTTGCTCTTTCTAAGTTTACGTTGAAGGGATAAGGTTTAACCTCTCCCCCAACTAACGCAACGTCTTGTGCCGTTCCTGTTTTTGCAAATCCTCCGTAAAATTGATAAAATTTTGTCCAATCTCCCATATTAGATACCACCTATCATATCATTTTCCTTGTTTGCTTTGCTTGTTCTAATGAAATGTTCTTCATCTTGTCCAAATAAGTTGATATTACCTATTGCAAATCCTAGACCATCTTGCAAATAATTTCCGTCAATTAGTCCTCTATCTTTCAAATCATTATATAGATTTTTGATAAAGTTTAGTAAATCATCATCAAGTTTTCCATCATTAATACTACCTTGTAAATTCTTTATTTGTTGTTCAAGATTTGATATTTTATCTCCAAGGTTTTTTAATTCTTGTTCAATTGTGTTAAGTCTTTCAACTAAATTACCTAATGAATTTTTAAGCTTTTCAATTTCTTCTTTATTGTTATTAATTTCACTTTGCATTCTATCAATAATTGGTTTTAACTCTTCTTCGTACCAATCACGTACAATTTTCAAAATGATATTTTTAAATTCATCACTTTTTACATATTGTCTGATTAAATCGGGTATTAATTCTTCAAGTAAATTTGTTAAATTGTTTTTAAACTCTTCAAATTCTAAAGACTGATTAATAAAATCATCTAACAAATCTTTAAAAGCACGTTGTAACCACGCCAACAACTCATAAATACTTTGTGAATTATCTAGTGAAGTTGGCAAATGTGGTATCATACCCCAACGTCTTATCCAATATTGATTATATCTATCTTTATATTCTCTGAAATAATCATCTGTAATATTATCTATATATTTCATAATTACACCTTTCTAGTTAACTTTTGTTAATTGTTCTATTTTAGATACATAAAAACTATCTACTAAGTCATCTTCAACTTTTGCCCTATAAAGTGTTTTACCTTCTACTTGTAAAATATCTTGAACTACTTTATATTTTCCATCTTTATCTATAAATATTAAAAGTCTTTCAGTGGATTTGTCAAAATTACTAACTTTATTTATATCTATACTTATATTACTATTATAGTTATTAGTAGTAAATATAATATCTTTATATTTTTTGTCAAGGTCAATATAATTATCATAATTAAAAGCAAATGAACCAGCTGAAAAAGTAGCTTTTGAATAATTTAAATCCCAAAACATTGTTCTTTTTAAATTATCTATTTTTATATTTAAATCTGAATATTTTTCACTTACTTTGTCAATTTCTGTAACTAACTCATATTTATTGGTTTTGTTATCTAATTCATTAGTTAATTTTGATATACTTTCTGTATTAAAATTTATTGAATTAATATTACTTTGTAGATTAGTTATATCAGATATACTGTGTGTATGTTCTTTGTTTGCTTTTTTATCTAAGTCTGTTTTATTTGCTTTTTCATCTAATGATTTTTGCAAATTAGTTATATTTGATATAGTGTGTAAATGTGATACATTAGCTTTTTTATCTAAATCAGTTGTATTAGCTTTATTTGATAAAGTTGTTTCTAAATTAGTTATATCTGATATACTGTGTGTATGTGTTTTATTAGCTTTTTTATCTAAATCTATTTTATCAGCTTTTGAACTTAAATTTTTTTGATTAGTGTTAACTTTATCACTAAGTGACGATAAGCTTGAATTAGTAGTAGAAATTTTATTTTCTAAATTTGTTTCTTTGTCTTTTAAATCTTTTTCTAATTGTGTAATTTTATCACTTGTAGTAGATATTTTTGTTTTTAAAGTTGATATTGTTTCGTTATTAGTTGCTAAACCTTTTTCGTTATTTTCAACTTTAGATTTTAAAAGATTAAATTGTGTTACGTCTACATTTGTATCACTTGAACTATTTTCAAGTATTTTATTTAAAGAGTTTTCAACATTTTTAAGTTTTGTATTAATTGTATCAATAGAACTTTTATTGTCTGTTGATTTTGTATTAATACTTTTAATTTCTACATCAGCAGTTTTTATTTTGTTTTCTAACTCTGTGTCTTTATCTCTTAAATCTTTTAAATTAATATCATTTGTTGTGAATTTACTATCATATTCAATATCTTTATCTTTTAAAGTTTTTATATCTTTTTCAATAGTTGTTAATTTTTCATTACTTGTACCATTTTTCTTTAAATCTTCTATACTTGATTTTAATTCATTTATAGACTGCTCATTTTGTGATTTTATACTTTCAATTTCTTTTGTAGTATTTTGTATATCAGATATATTTTTATCTACTTTATCTATTAAAGTATATAATTTGTCTTTATCTTCTGTTGTACTATTTTCTAACTTTTCTATCTTTTCAATAGTTTTGTTTATCTCTGATATCTTTTCATTCATTGTATCAGATAAATTATTAAAACTTTTTATCTTTTCATTCCAGTTTTTATAATTATCTTTTCTATCATTTTCAGCTTTTTCAATTTCTGATATCTTTTGTTCTATTTCTTTAAATTTTTCGTTTCTTTGATTTTCATTTTCAGTATAATTTTTATTGTTTGATTTTCTTTTATTTTCGTTTTCTATTCTTTCAAGTTCATTTTGTAGTCGTTGAGTTTCTGCTTTTATTCTTTTTGTTTCTGCTAAAACTCTTTCTTTTTCAGAATTAACGATAATTTCTGCCTCATCTGAATAAACTTTGAAATTATTTAATTCATTTAAAATGTTTTCAATAACTCTATCTATATTAGATACATTATTAAAATATAATTCATCTGAATTACAAGAGCAATTACAATTCTTCTTCAATTTCTATCACCTCTATTTTGATTTCGTCTTTGTGTCTGTCGATAAAATTATATAAAAAATAATCTCTGATTACATTATATAAAATATCATCTTTAAATTCTAAAATACTTTTTCCGCCTACTCTATCAGTAGTTAGACGATAATAAAAAAGGTATGTAATTATATTGAGTGTTTCACTCAAGCTGTTACATACCTTGTAGTTGTGACCACTCACTATAATAGTATTCTTTTTATCGTTTAAAGTTATATAAATCATTTATATTTGTGTCCTTTACTTGCACTAATAATTTTATTTTCGCAACATTTATTAGTTTTATAACTGATTAAGAATTTATCCCACTTGTTATCTTTTTTATTTAAGTCATAACAAACACTTATACAAGACCTTATTCCAATAAAATTATCTATATGTGATATCTCATTTACTAAAGGTATTGATGAATAATAGTCGTTATCGTCTATAACATTTGTAAACATTCCCAAATGAAATAATCTAGGGTCTAATTCTTTTTCACTTTCTTTGATTATACTAAATACTAACATATTTGTAAATGGTGTTATTATTTTACCTCTTTTCATATATACTTGTTTAAAATCTTTGTTATTTATCTTATTTGACGGATAACAATATTTATAACTTAAATAGTAATATAAATTAAGGTTTTTATCATAATATTGATAAATATATTTATTATCTAATTGTGTTTTTCTATCTTTTATTTTAACTATTAATTTATTTTTAATTTTAATATAAGTTATTATATCAAAATCAATTTTTTTAAATTCTTTCATATATCCACCTTTAAAAAATTTGCATAAATAATTTTTCATCACAAATATTATATATTTGATTATATATATTTGTTAATTGAGATAATGTATAATATAATTGATATAGTGGTTGTGAATTTCTACCTTTGCTTTCACTTTCTGTGTGATAATCACCTTTGTTAAAATTTTCTAAAATTCTATTAGCATAATTAATTAAACTATCATTATCTTTGTCAAAATTAAATACAATGTTTTTATTTGTTTCGGGTGTTGTATCTTCCAAGTTTTTTGAACTTTGTCTAGTTTTATTGTCTGATGTAGTTTTATTATAATTTGTACTCATCAACTCTTCCAAACTTTCTTTTCTAAGTTGTTCTCCAACTCTTAACATATCTATACATTCAGTATTTAATATAACTGACAACTTGTTAAAAAAAGGTTCTACTGTTTCAAATGATATTTCAGAATTAAAAAACTTTAATAAAAAATTATCTTTAAAGTCTTTATTTAAATATTGATTGGGTGTAATTCTTTTCCAAAAATAATCACTTGTTTTGTCTATTAATTCTTGAGCTGATAAATAATCTCCGTCAATTTCTGTTTGAAATAATTGTTGGTTTCTATTCAAGCTTTTCAGTATCTGTTGTATCGTCATTGTGTAGCGTGCCATTTTCATCTACTCCGTCAATTTCTAAATTCATCAATTCGTCAACACTTTCGTCAAACATTTCCAAGTTATGAATTTGAATATTCTTTGATATGTTAACTTCAATATCTAATCCGTAGCATTGATTAATTAAATCTACAGATTTTCGTCTAGCTTTTAACCTACTTTCTAAACTACTAGCAGTAATTCCGTCTTGTGAATTTACTTCATCTGTGATTAATCTTTCTTTCTTGCCATTATCATTATATGTTAGACCAATATAATTTAAATAAGTATTTATAATTCTTTTCTTTTCATTATATAAATCTTCTAAAACATTAGCATTAGTATTTGCTAAATTTAAAACTTGTACTTTATCAAGTAAACTTGTTTCACCAATTCCCGCCTTGTCCTTTAAAGATTTCAAATAGATTACTTGTTCTCCATCTTGAATTTTTTGATAAAAATTTTTCATAGCTAATTTATTATCTTCACTAGTTAAAAAGACATAAGGGCAACGATAAGTATTTCTGACAAGTCTTATTGTTTGTTCCAAGTCTGCCAATTCAACAGCAAATTTATCTGCATAATAAAAAGTTGAATTTTGAAAAAAGTCGTTATTTATAATAGTTACATTTTCAGTATTTAATAAATCACCATAATTATTTACATTATATTCAAATCTAGCCAATTTGTGATAATTTGGATTGGTAATTGTAAATTTTGTTGGATTTTCGTATATATCTAATTGATTTGATAAAGTCCCATTTTGAACGATAAATCCAAAGTTTTCATCTAGTAAAAAGCCAACATATCCATTTAAATTTAACATTTTCTCCAAATATATTGGGTCTATGCTATCAGGTAAATTTTCCCATTCAAACATACTAGTTATTAATAAAACAAACCAGTTATAGTAAAAAATATACCAACTTGATTTATTGTCGGTAGAGGATATATATCCCCTATCGACTTTATCAAGTAAACCACCATTTTTTAAATTTTTAATATAGTGTTTATAGTTCATAATTATTTGCCTTTATTAACTTCTGTTAATAACTTTTCGTATTCTTCGTTAAATTCTTCTCCATCTAATTTTTCAAGTTTATTAACTTTCTTTTTGAAATTATTTCTTTGAGTTGTGTCTGTGATTTTTTCATCTGCAAGTTTGTTCAATTCTTCTTCCTTATCATTCATTGAACTATCATAATAAACGTGCATATTTTCAAATAATGAATATGATACGATTTGATGATGATGTAAATAATAATTATAAGACAAAGTATTTGGGTTAAATTGATTTACCATAGTGAACAATTTATCTTTTAATATTAAAGTATTCTTTGATAATAAAACAGCGACTGGCTTTACTCCAGTAAATTTTCCGTCACCAAAATAACGTTCAAAATCATCAACGACAATTTTCTTTGCCATAACACTAGCTTTATTCATATTAAAAGCATTTGCCAACATCATATCTAAATCACTTGACAATTTCGCAGATACAAGCAAGTAAATATCGTCTTCATCAGTAACTTGAGGTACACCAGCTTGATTTTCAAATCTAGTTTTTGAAGGTGTTTTAAATAGATTAACTCTTTGAATTAAATCTTTGTTAAAATCAACTAACCAATCTTCATTTTGAGTGTTAACCTTTGTTGCTTTTGGTAACAAAGTTTTACCATATGCTTGAACTGGTGTTAAAGATTTTGTAATAATATCTTTAATTTTTGAATATTCATCTAGTTGGTCACTTGCTAAGATACTTGTTAACATTCTATCAACAAAGCTATCAAATGAATTTTCATTAGCAAATGCTTTTTGTGTCCAACTTCTTTCTATAGTACGTATATATTTATCTTCTCTGTTAATATCGTGATAAAAAGCCTTGATATCTGTATCGTAAAATTTATAAGGGTGTTCTTCACTTTTAGCGTCAAATTTTTGAGCCTCTGCAAGTCCTACATAAATTTCTTGATAAGTTTCTCCAAAGTCAAAATTTTCAGTTTTAAAAATTGACAAAGGGTTTGTCCAAGATAAAGACTTAACAACAGTCATTCCAATTCTGTTAATTAAGATATTAAAAAATTCGTTTTGGTGAATTTCATACGCAGAATATGGTATATTATTGTGATTAATTTTTGTCAATGTGTTTAATCTTGGGATATCTCTTTGATAGCTTTCGCTTGCCTCACTTCTAATAAAGTTTAATAAATCAGCGTTGGAATATTGCTTTCCAGTTTGATTTTTCATATAAGTAGTAATTTTATTCATTGATACCTAAATCCTCCACTTCCGTATCTTCTGTAATAACTTCAACTTCTCCGTCTGTGTCTACAATTTCTTCAGTTTGATTTTCTGTTACGTCTGGAGCTTGTGTTGTACTTTCTTCTACTGTATCCACAACTGTTTGTGGTCGTCTTTCGATTACCTCAATTCTTCCATCATAATCAGTAAATCTTTGATTGACATCATTTCTAAAATCATTAATTGAGTTATTTAAACTATTAACAGTTTCTTGTAATTGGTTATACTCATTTTCTGATTTTTGCTTTCTAATTAGGTCGTGTTCTCCCCAATTAATTTTCATTGTTCATTACCTCCATAGTGTTTTTGACTCCACTGTATAAACCACAAGAGCTCAATCCATTAATTATACCTATAATAATATTATTTGCACTATAACCATATGCAAGTAATGTTAATATAATACCCATAACTAAAGAGAAAAGCGGTATATACTTTTTGTCTACAATAAATTGTTTTTCTATTTCATTAATTCCTGTTAAAACAGAAATAATGATTATGTTTGTGATTTGCATAAAAACCTCTAAAATATGTTATTTAAATCATCAATCCTTTGACTTTCTTGCTCTATTTCATCATCTTTTGTATCATTGATAGAAATTTGCCTCATAAGTCTATTATTTGCTTTTCTTAAATTAATTATATCTTGATTACATTGTGATATCTCATCTTCTAAACTTTGTCTATCTTGTTCAAATTCTCCAATATAACTTTTTAAATCAATTAGATTTTGAGTAGCTATATCGATTTCTGTACTGTCTTTACTTGATAAAGTACCTACAACATCATCAATTATAGATTGATAATCTTTTTTAATTTCTTCTTGTTCTTTTTTATCTATATCTCCCATTTTCTATTCCTTTCTTCAAACTCTGCAATCCCAACCTCCACCCAAATTTAATAGTACAGGAATATATGCATAGATTACAATTAATCTATACTTATATTATACCCAATAGTTTACAATTAGTCAAATTTTTTTAAATCTTCTTCCTTGATAAATTTACCGTCAATTGTTTTACCACGTCTAAATTTTATTTTGTTATATGCTTGTTCTAAACAATCTACAATATTAATTCCTAATTGTTTTGATAATATTATTAAAGTGACTAAACAATCACCCATTTCCAATTCCATATTATATAAATTATCTTGTATAATTTCTTCTTTTAATTCGAAAACTTCTTCTACTACCTTTTCAAATTGTTTGAACCTATTTTCAAACTTAATCAAATCTTTTTCATTTGCCCAATTTTCAACATTTGTTTTTAATTCTTCAAATTTCATATTTTAATACCTCTTAATTTCCAATCTATACCATAACAATTCCATAAGTAACAACATTTATAATTATCATATTTCATAATAATAAATTTTTCATTATAACTTATTAATTTACCCTTTTTCTTTTCATAAATTTTTCCTCCTCTTGTTTCTTCTGTAATTTCAGTTAACAAATATCTTTTGTTTAACTCAACTTTATTTTTTAAAAAATAGTATTTATTTTTATAATTACCATTTATTAAATCAATCTTTTCCTTTTCGCCTCTTTTATAAAGTCTATTTTTTAATCGTAATTCGTTTAGTTCCTTATCCATTACTATTTTATGTAATGTAGATTGATAACAACTTCTACCGGTTTCCTCAAGGATAACATTCATTACCCTTGAGAAATTAATATCTTTATATCTTTTTATTATATCCTTTACTTTTTTATGCTCTTCTTGTGACCATCTTGCCATTATTTAATCCCTTAAAATAATCTAGTATACTGTAAAAACTCATAACTGTTAAGTAAAAAGATATTAAATATGATATTCTCATTGTTTTACCATCTTCATCTTCAAATAGCATACAGTTATAAAAATCATCATCACCAATATAACAAAATTCTGTTATATCTTCTATATTTCTTGCAAATTCTTTGATTATAGATTGCTTGAAAAGTTGCCAAGAATAATCAGCTTGTGTATAATTAAAATAAACACCATATTCATTTAAATATTTATTATATTCTTTTTCATCTATATCTTCCCAATTGTCAGCTTTTTCTACTTTATCTATAAATTCTAATAAATCTTCTTTGTTTAACATTTTAATATCTCTTTTCCTTTTCTTTAATTATATTATAGCACGTATTTTGTAGTTTGTCAACACTTTTTTTATTATTTTATTTCTTGTGTGTCAACCATTCCTTTACTATATCTATATTATATCACGTGTTTTGTTGTTTGTCAACACTTTTTTATATGTTTATTTATAATATGTATATTAATCTTAATAGAACAAATGTTTAGAACGTGTGTTCTATATTGTATATAGTTATAATAGTTATAATGTATAATATGTATAGAACGTATGTTCGATTTTGGTCAAAAATTTTGTCTTCAAATATATTAGTTATAATTATAATGAATTTTCTAGTCTTTATTATGAAAAATAATATACCTATAGCACCATTAGTTA